TGCAAATCCTCCCGATTCTTCACTGTAACCACTGTGACTAGTAATATCAAATTGTAATCTATATTTTTTCCCAATTTCTAGTACATTATTTTTGCGGAAACCCGCTATCCTAAACGCTTGATTACTATGTATGTAACTATTATAATAACCAAATGTCGCTACTCCATCGTTTATATAAATATTACTAGTTGTACTATTGTGATTCCAATTATCATTTGAAGAAAAATTATCTTCACCTAATAAGTTCACTCTAGTAGTAGACAAATTATCCCTAAACCAATCTTTCATACCATGCATTGAAATAGGTGTTAACCCGTCTTTTGACAACCTCATTACCGCACCTCTTTGTTTATCTGTAAAATAAGTTCTATAACTTTCACTCGCAAATGATTCTGGATTTTTAGATATTCCAAATTCACCCACAAAAGGTACTGCTTGTCCTAACACGTTTTCATTAGCTGTTAATTGTGGTTTTCCATCTGCGTTATATACAGCGTCTTTATTTGCTAAGATTCTTAAAACTTTATCTTCACAAAGAGCTATTAAATCTGTATCTCTTGTGTGTAGTTTTTGTATACTACCATATATAGGATTTATATCTTTTGTAATTTTCTCTGCTTGTATAAATTGATTTAAACGATTTGTATTACTTATAGAATTATAAATTCCAGAATATATTAAACCGTATTTTCTATATTCTTCTTTATAATCTTCAAAAACCGTTGATACTTTTACCCCAGGCGTTACACGTGGTGTGTTAAAATTATCAGAAATTCTATTAGATTCAACACCATTTCCAAAAGAATAACAATTTGACCAATCTAATTTATGGGCCGCTTTATGAGGATTAATAGTATCTATTGTAAAAGTATCACTGTGATTTACACTCGTGCTACCCATATTAGTATCTTCTATTTTAACATAGATAACACTATAATCTGGACGGGTAATTTTAAGCCAATCACCGTCATGAATATTTCTTAATGGATTTAAAAAACCTGTCATGTGTTACTTTTATTAATTAGTTTATGTTATTCTATTTGTTGGAGTAGCAAAACTTGAAGATACTATAGTTATATCGTTTGTTAGAGTAATTGTTTTATTAATAGCGTCTACTTCTTTTACCCTAGTTTCTTTAGGAATAGTGTTACTACCCAAATGTTCTACTATAGATCCGATAGGGATAGTATCAAGCATACTCTGAGTAGATATAAAATTTTCTATAGGAATTTGTCCTGTTGCTTCATAGTATATATCTAAATCTGTGCTCTCTTTTGGTTTTGTTTCCCAAATAGCTGGATTTGGTGGTAATATATCTTCTTCTGAGTTAGCAGATTTTTCTTCTAACCACTCTAAAGTATATCCTATAGCATCTGTACCAGATTTTAAACTTCCAGACGAACTATCATCAAAACCTTTTCCACCTCTAAAGAAATTTAAATTTTTAGCTGAATTAGGACTCAATCCGTTCATTGGATATTGATGAAATTCTAAAGTGTTCCCACCGCTAATACCAGCAGGACGACCACCAGAAGATGGAAAATCATCTGTACCATCATATGTTTTAAACCATATTTTAATTGGTAAAGTTTCACCTGAAGGGTCTAGAATTTCACCTTCAGGAAACTCTAATGTTGCTGGACCACGAGCCGGTTCTATCTTAGAAACAATTGCAGGTGTAGTTAAAGTAGTTGATGCATATTTTTTCAATACCATACCAACTTCAAGCATATTACCTTTAGCGTTACCGTAAGGATCAGTAACAGTACTATCCTTAATAGATTCAACTACCACCCAATTTTGATTTCCAACCCCTTGTGCAACACTTGTTGCTGTTAATGTTATTGTCTTCCCATTAGATATTTCATTGCCAGTATCTAAAGGATTCCAATTACCTGTAAACGATTTATCTAATGTAAGTCTCCAATTTTTAGTATAATTACTAGGTCTTAAATAACTACTTGTTTTATATATTACATCGCCAGTTTCAACCTCAATATCCGTTTCAAAACCATAACCAGTAACTTTTTCACTACCGCCTATAACATTTGATACATAATTTCCACCTTCCATTCTAAACCCTGTAGGTTCACCAGCTCGTGATTTAGCATGTAACGGAAATAAATCTACAGAACGTAAATGTGTATGTCCATTTTCAATCTCCCACTCTCCAGTATTTTCAAATCCACTAGCTTGATTAGAATAGTCGTTCAAAGATTCATACCTCGCTCTAAGAAATATGTCAACATTAGTAATAGTATATATTGTGTGATCTGGATCTTCTGCAAATCTAAACTGACTACCAATAGCAATTTGCTCTATAAATTCAGCTTCCGTTTTAGAATAGTGAGTATTTTGTTCTCCTAAGTCAAAAAAACTTTCATCTCTAGCTTCCCAACCATTTGAATTTCTAGACCATCTTGTAGGTTGTATACCGCCAAAAGATAGTTCTAATATACCAATACCTGTACCAGTTCCAGTTAATCCCATAGAATTTATACGAGTATGTGAAGGATTAGCGTCCCAACCTAAATCTGTACTAGCAATATTGCTATGATGAAAATTACCTACACTAACTGCTTTATCTATAAACCAAACATCTGCAAATTTTTGATCATCTTTATTGTTATCATGTATATCTAATTCTATGGTACGATCTTCAAGAGCACTGTCACTTAAATTCACATTTATTCCTCTAAAATAAGCGTCGTAGTCTTGCCACGTGCCTTCATCCCTTAAATTTTCATCATTTATATGGGTATCTGTATTTTTGACATATCTTTTACCATTTAATGTACCAAGACTTTTTGCAAAATCGTTAGTAGCTTTGTAGTAATGATTCCATTGAAAAGTGTTGGCATAATCACCGGTGTTAGTTGAATTGCTAACTACTTTAGTGTTTAATCCAGAGTTAGTTGTGTTAGTTGCTATGTCTTTAAACACCTGCGTTACACTACTATCGTCAAAATGCTTTTTAATACGATTAGAACCAGCGTGTGTTTCTAAAGAATAAATCTTACGAGCTATACCAGTACGCTTATATTCTGGAGTAACATCTTCATCTTGTTTGTCTTTCAGTGCTCTTCGGAACACATCATCATTATATATTTTAACAAAAAATCTCCCATCAAATTTATAAGAAGCAGATTTATCTACGGCTGTTCTGTATATATTTAAGAATGTATTATTAAGTACAGTTATTTCAAAAGAATTTTCTCCAGAAGGATTATTAGTAAAAACATTTATCTCTGAAGTAAACGGTTTTTCTAGTGTGAAATGCCAATATGTACTTGGAGCAACTCCACTAGTGTCTAGTTGTATTACTTTGTATCTATCAGAAGTTCTATTTAAATCAGTATTACTTAACGATATATGGTATTCAACCTCAGAATCTTTACCCAAATCTTCATGTAGATTAGCAAAAGAAGCGTCTTGAATTAAATCATAATCAATTTTAAAGTTAATATCATTTGCCGCTGGTAAATCTCCGTCTACAAAGATTTTTTGACTAGCATTAGACGTGTGCCTTATTGATGCTATTAACGTTTCCTTTCTTTTTATAAAATCAGGGGCTTCATTTTTTATGTCTAGTATTTTATATTCCGCTCTTTCTTTTATTATGTTAGGAATACCCCATTTATTGGTGCCTTTTGGATCAATTACATCTCCAACACCTTTTTTCAGTATTAAATAGTCGTCAATATCTAATTTGTTTCTGTCAGTAGAAGGAAATGCTAACCAAATATTATCATCTTTAGCATCGTAGTATCGATCCATAGCTAAATTATAGTACTCTCCACCGGTATCCTTAATAAAAAACTTAAAGTATTTCATATTAACCGGATGACCTTCACCAAGTACTCTAACTTCTAATTGATTTACTTCAGAAGCTACGGATTTATCAAGTCTCACTGTTGCATCTGCATTTGTTAAAACAGGTGTTTCTCTTCCGTACTTATCTGTATATACAACACCAACTTGATACTCTCTTAATGATTTTATAGAATTTTTTCCAACTCTAGATCTGTTTTCGCTTGATATAACATCAACATCTAAGTTTAAATCAAAATCTAAAGCTGAAACACTATTTACTAAATCATAATTCTGCAAATAATTACCATAAACAATTCTATTACCAACAACATCTTGAGCTAAAGCTTTTCTAGGTACGTTATCCCAAGGTCTTAATAATTGATTTGAAGGTACTAAACCATTTTTAATTGTTTCTTTATCTATATTGTATTCTGTAGTTGTTAAATCTTTTATAGTGTCAACAATATAAATATTTGGTGAATGTTCTTCTTTATATAGTAAGTCGATGCTTTTTACGTCTTTAGGTAGTAGGCGAGTAAAATCTTTTAGTGTTAAAGACTTTAAGTTATTTGACATACCTAAATTATGGCCTTTTTTAGGATGATAATCAAAAGATCCTGGTATAAAAGCAACTTCTGTAAAAGGAGACATAGTAGAATACTCGCCATCCTCGTACTTATATCTATAAGCAAATCTTGGAAATTTTAATTCAAATAGTTTATCTTCTTGATCAAACTTATCTATAGCGTAATTTAACTCTGTATCACTACCCATTGGAGTTGGTGGATCTCCATCTATAGAATCTACTCTTATTTCAACTCTTGCTTGGGTATCGTCTATCTCTTCTACAGAAACATCACGTATTGTACCATTAAAAGTTTGATCTTCAGCTTTCTTAACAGATACTGTAAAACTATCAAAAGATGCGTTTTTATGTACTCTTATGTCTAGTTTATTGGTAGTTGCTGTAAAAGTTTCTTCATAAGTACCACTAGCACCTTGTGCCAACCCTACTCCATAAGTAGCTCCTGTATGGGCAAATCTTGCGTTGGTATAATTACTTGAAGCTTGTGACACCCCAATCCCAGCTTCAATTTGAACACCGTTACCGGCACCAGTCCACGTAAAATTAGTAACGTCCATTTCCAACTTATACGTTTCACCAGCCACTAAATTAGCATCCATTACATTGTTTATTTTGAAAAAAACGGTGCTGTAAGCAGTGTTATCATAAATATCTGTCGCCATTACGCCATCAAAAGATATCGTCGAATCATTTGTAATAGTAAAAGGATTAGTGTAACCACCACCGGGATTAGCGATATTCACATTATGACTGCTACTATAACTAACGCTACTTGCGTTCATATTTATTGTTTCTGGACCTAGATATATCTCACTCCCTTCTTGTCGTGATTCAAACATTATAGCGTTTAGGTATACTCCAGTATTACTTCCATAAGTCCATTCTCCTTGTGGTCCACGGCTTAAACCCCCATCTGTGTTAGTCCAAACTATCTCGTTGCCATTTGCTTCACTAAACTCAAATTCCCCTGCCGCTGTATGACTTCCTAAATTCCAATAATATCCATCAAGCGCAGCGCCATTACCAGTACCACTGCCAAATAAACGTACAGCTAGTTTTCCTTCTAAATTTCCTCCGATCGGTGGATCAATAGCATACTTTACTTTGTATCGTTTACCTTCTACAATATTTCCGTTGTCGTTACTATTCCATACTTTTTTATATTTTGCCGCTCCTAATCCACTACACGTAAACGTTCCTGCACTTTGATCCCAAGTCCACTGACCTTGTGAATTATCCCAATGATCTGGAGTACTGCCACTTCCCTCTGACAAATCACCATTCTCTGTTAAAAGTAAATTAGTGTTAGTAAAACGATTACCTTCCCAATCAGTTATTTTACCTTTTATTCTATAGTTTGAAATTGGAACTGAAGGGGCTATATCGTCATTAAATTCTTTTATAACTACTGGAGACCAATTATTCCACCTTAAGTTAAAATCATTACTCTTGTTTATATCTGTTTCTATTACGGTTCTAAAAGTATCACCAACCTCTAAGAAACTAAAATCATTTATATGACCTATAGATGAATTTAAGATTGAAGATGGTACTGTACCATCACTAACTTTCATCACACCTGTATACATGCCGTCAACGTCTCTAAACGTTGTGTAGTCTAATTTTAAAGGATGTTTTGGGGATTGTTTAGCGACAGCTACGTGTTCTTCTTCGATATTAACCACATCACCGATAGCTGGATCAGTAGCTAAATTTTGAGCACTATTTATAAGTTTTGTATTTCTAAACCCGCCCGGGTCCGTGCCCTGTATACAACGTTGGATATTTATTTTTTTAGGCTCAGAATTGTTATCTGTCCAAAATAATAAATCATCAATAATGTTAATTCCCGTAATTAATTTACTAGGATCTAATTTTAAAATAGTATTATTAGCGTCAACTAATACTGGTGTAACTTTATTGTTTTTAGTATCATATTCAATAATACAACTATTATTAATACCTGTAATAGATATATTATCAATATTACAATTTAATTTATTAGTCGCAGGATCGCCAGTACCGGTTTCCATCCTATTTTGAAAGTAAATATGACTTGGAGAATACGGTGTTTGATTTCCCCAATTTCCTGTATAAGATGTTTCTTGATCTATAGAATCTTTACTAGTATCAAGCGTCCACTCCCATATCCCATCACCAGTAGCAGCAAGACTATGTATTGGCCTAGTCCATCCGCCAAATTCATCAACAATAACTGGACTTAAATCACCAGTACCAGTATGATTCAAAATTTCAACACGTATAATATATGTCTCTCCATGTGTGATCGATACAGGACTTTGCTTTAACGAATCCCATTTTAACACATCTACAGCCAAAACATTATTATCGGCGTAATCCCATCCTCCAGTTCCATCTAATGGATTACCGTTGTGTGTCCAATGATCTGCATTACCAGTAAAAGTACCATTTGTTATATATTCGGTATTTTCATAGTTTATGATAAACCAATATAATTTATCATTTTTTTCGTCAGCAATACTACCAACACAAACCGCATCATCACTAATAAAGTTTTGTCCAGGAACAATTGAATTACCTAATATATTTTGAACAGTACCAACATCAGATCCTTCTGAAGTTGACACTTGTATATTCATCGCGTCTTTATATTCTCCATTTGGAATAAGTCTCTCGTCGAGATCCTTATTCATTTTACCAGCGGTAAAATTATGCTTAATCTCTGGCATGTACTAGTGTTTTATATGTTTAGATTTACCTCGTAACGTTTGAGTTAATTCTTCTAATTTTAAATTTGATAACCTTAATTTTGCTGTTCTCACAGCTGCAAATTTATCTTTTTTATAATATGCTAATTGTCTTCCACCAACATTAGCTTTAGCAGACATTATAGCACAAAGTATAGATTTATACATTGCTTCTTCTGCAAATTTGTGTACTTGCATTTCTGCATCTGTACCAAGACCATCGCTTATGTAATCTAATATTACGGTTTCTCCAGATATGTTAGAACTAAAGTGTATTTTTCCAGTATTATTATCTATGTAAAACGAACCATTAGCTTGAGCGTGTTGAGGATCTAATCCATATCTTTCCCCGTCTATAGGCCAATATGTATCATCTTCATAATCGTCATTATTATTTTCAGATGGAGTCGTAGATTTATAACTAGACCAAGTATCAGACTCAGAATCTGGAGATATAAAAGTTACTTCACCACCAGAACTTACAGCTGTATCTGGTAACTCGGATACAACTATAGTGGTTGTATAAATGTTTGTTACTGTTGTTCCTTTTGGAAAATTATCATGAGATACTAACATACCAACTTCTATATCAGTTAATTCAGAAGCGGTTCCTGTTATTTTATAATCAGTAAGGTTCCAAGATAAGTTTTCTACTACATGAGAAGATTGTTTTTCTAAAATTAAACCTCCTCCATCACGTTTTCTTGTTTCAAATGTTAAAGTTGTCCCTGAGTTACTTTCAGTTGGTAATACCGCTACTCCATCAGCATCCTCTATTGTTATAGTAGTAATACTACTAGAGTTGGATGTAGATGCAACGTAAGTTTTAGAACTACCATAATCAGTATCTGGAGTTACTGGTATATATGGACCACTAACAACCATACCTACTTGAATGTCTTTATATTCTGCATCTAATTCTATACTGCTAGAACCATCATCTAACGTACCAACTGCAGTTAATTTAAAGTCCCCATCAGAATTTTGTAATGGATTTGGCGGGTTTGAAGTTCTACTTGTAGGATATAATGGATGTTTTATACCAGCAGAATCCACCCAATTTATTTTTGTATAATTAACATAGTCTTGTGGAAGTATCATTTGTAATGTTGCCGGTACTTTTATTTCTTGAGATTTAATAGATTTAAAAGTGTCAAAAGATAACTCTTGCATAGCTCGTTGTGCGTGAAAAGCTATATCAGTTCTTTTTATTTTAGATATAATTTTATCTTCACCAACATAAGCTATTTGAAACTGTGTTATAATATCATCTAAAGAGGTAAATTGATAATTACCATAGTCATTTCCTTGATAATATTGTTGTTGTGTAGTACCATCTAATAATCCCATTTATTTATTGTTTTTCTTGTTGAATTTTACCTGCTTCTAATCCCGCAGCTACTTGTACTAACCCAGGTTTTTCAATTGCAATACCAGCAAATGTTAGTATTTTATATACTAATTCAGGTCCTTCTGCGGGATGTAGTTCAAAATTAGTTGATGTATCTGCATTATAAAGTGGTTTATCATTTACAACTACATAACCCCAATTTGGTTTTGATGGTTTTTTTGTATAGAATATTCGCACTATATCTACGCCATCTTCCGGATAAGGTCGTATTTTTAATAGATCATCACCAGCTTGATTAGTCCACTTATTATATACAGGTCTATTTTTTGACCATTTTGCTAATGGTGATTTTCCATATAATATATTCTCTTTCCAATCTATATATTCAGCCATTGCTTCTTCATGTCCCGCGTATGTAACTTTCACCCTACCTAACCTATATAAATCAGGTATAGTAGTGTTTAATTTTATATCACCGTAATTATTGTTAATTTCTGCATTGGATAAATCTTTATTAAACAAATCAATTTTTTCTTGTAAATTACTAAGCATGTCAGAATACATGTGGTTGTTACCTGGTACTCTTCTAAACTGATTTATATCATAAAAATATTGCTCAAATATTTCCATTTGTGCTTGGTCGGCAAATAGATTAAACTCTTGAGGAGTTACATATCCTCTCTGCTCTTTGTTAGCAAATGCTAAAACTTTTTGATATATTGTATCTATACTTACCATTATTTTTTATTATTGTTTTTAAAAAAATAGCCACCCCTAAAAAGAGTGGCTATTCTTTAGGGTTGTTACGAATTTAATCGTTTTTCTATATTGGAGTAAATCTCCATTCCTTCGTCAGTTTTAAACCAAGCGGCCAAAGCTGAATATGGATGTTCATCAAATGGAACGTTCATTAGTTTTCTATCATTAGATCCCCAATAAAAAGTTCTTTGATCTGATGATAACTTTAATATCCCCATTTCAGTTGCTTTTATACCAACGTTTCTAAGGTGTACATTCTCATCATTAACCAATTCTAAAAGCAATTTAGGATTCTTCTTAGCGAATATTAATAAATCACGTTTAAGTTCTTGAGAACTCATTTTAGATACTTTAGAACCTTTTTCTGCACGTAAAACTGCTTCCACCATGTCTATATCGAGTGAGCGCGCTGTGTTTAAAGCCTCTATTTCTCTCTCGATAACATCAATTTCACTTTCAGCTACTTTCTCTACTTTATATTCATAAAATAATTGACCTCTATCTGGGTGATATAAAGATAATAACTTTTGTAAAACAGTTTTTTCTTTTCCCACATGAAGATATCCATTCCTAAATATAATATGTGCTAATCTTTGATCACCCACCATTTCATCTACAAATGGTGTTTTCTGATTTTCGGTATGCTTGAGTTCTCTTTCATAACCTTTTTCTTCATCGAAATAATATATACCAGAAGATTTTATCGAATATGAAAGTGGTTTTCTTTGTCTATTTAGATAGTATATTCTATCTTTAATTTCCCATTCGTCTTTTTTTGGAGTTGGTAAAGGTTTTTCTTTAACAACTACATTTGGTTGTTCTACAACCTGAGGTTCTTTTACCTCAACTTTTGTTTTTGCTTTTTTTGCCATAATATAATATATAATAAAATTAATAAAAATAAAAGGGAGTGGAGACTAAGCTCCACCCTCTTTTAAAAATTGCCTACTTAAACATCATAAAGTTGTTAGCTCCTTGCGTAACTAAACATCTTTCAGATAAATAATGTACTTGCATTGCATCTAAATCAGATGTAACTGCTCCAACAGAACCAGTAACCCAAGTTTTGAGTTTTCTATCATCTGTTGCAGAAGCTCTATATCTAACGTGTAAGAAAGGACGTTTAAGATTCTTTCCTAATTGTTGATCATAAACTGAAGATACACCTGCAGGAACAATAACACCTCTAGTAGCATCACTAGTAGCACGTTCGTTAATTGATCCCCTAGTAGCTTTGTCATTTAGATATTTCCAATCAGTTTTGTAGAAATCATAAGAACCTCTACGGAATCCTGAGAAACCTAAATTAAGTGCCATGTCTTCTGAGTTGTTAAATACCCCGTAAGAAGTACCACCAGCACCATAAGAATTCATTGAAGCTAACATGTCATCCATTGCAAGAGCAGTCGCTCTATTAACAAACATCATATTTTCTTCAATAGCGCCTTGATTGTCAAACTCTGCTAAGATAGCGTCAAATTCAGCTAAATCAGTGGCAGCGTTAACACCGGTAACACCAGTAGTAACATTACCTCTTGATTCAATAGCAGCAAACATACCTTCGCTACCTGAATTAGTACCCATACCACCATAAGCATCGTCATCAGTACCGCCACCATCAGCAACGTGTGAAGTAGATTGAGTTTTCTCAGCTTCTATCATAGTCATCTCTAAATAATCAGTAAATCTAGTTCTTGTATCACCTTCAGCTTTTAAATACCATAAGTAACCACTTTGTCCATCTTCACCAGATATTTCCACCCAACCAATTTGAGACGCGTCAGATCCTGAGATCTCATAATAGTCTTTCATGATAAGTGGTTTGTTGTTGAATGAAACATGAGTTGGTTTAACCGCTTTGTTCAATGTTCCTGTTACTGTTGATGAAGCTGTATAAGAAGCGTGGCCAGTAGTACCTTTCTTAAATTCAGAACCTATAACTACTAAAGTTGCAGATAAGTCATCATCAGCGATAGAAGAATCATCATCAAAGTTCTCAACACTGTAAGGTTGTACTGTAATATTCGCGCCATTTACTAATACACATTGAGCTCTTATTACTTTACCAGCTACAGCTACAAGACATATATCATTTAACCGTACACCATGATTAGCTAATGTAAATACATTTGTGCTACTTGCGTTATTACCATCAATATCAGATGTAACAGCGAACACAGATGTATCTGTATTCAAAGTACCTTTAACTGACACGTGTAATCTACCTTGTTCTGACCAAATAACTTGGTCGGCTGTCATAGCCTCTTCTGCACCAACTTGAGAAAGAAAACCTGAAACTGTTCTATTACCAAACACTTCAGCTTCCTTATCCATTAAATCAGGTACATATTGTTGTGCCCACCCTTTCGTAGCGGTGGTCGTAAAATCGATATAATTTGAACTTAGTGTTTGCTTCTGTGAAGCGGGCACGCTGTTCAGATTATCACCATTTGAAATTGCCATAATTTTGTAATTTTAAATTGTTATTTTTGTTTTAATTTAACTTTAAAATCAGAAGAATCATCACCTAACACTCTTACTTTAACACCACCCGCTTCAATAGTTCCATGGGCTTGCCTTGGATCCATATTCACGTTTTTGGCTTTAGCGACACTATCTTTCATAGCATCTGCTTTTCCTTGTTCGTAAAAGTGATTAGCAACAGCATCAGCATTCATTGCTGTAAATAGAGATTTATGGTAACCCTTAGCGTCTGATAATGTTGAATTCTTATCCAAAAACTTTTTGGTAAAATTGTTTATATCACTTTGAGTTGCTTTAATCTCATCAGCATTGTTTACATTAAATCTATATCTCTTATCACCGACACTATATTCAAAACCTTTGAATTTGTCGTTAAAAACTTTATCAGTTTTTTGTGTAAAAATATCAGAATTAGTTTTTGCTGCTTTTTTAGTTACTTCTGATTCTTTGTTGTATCTATTAAAGAAATCAACTGCTTTTTGTTGTTCTTGAGTCAACTTTGACCCAGCTTTGATATCTTCATAGTATTTGGACTTTTGCCCGTCCAGATGGGCTTTAGCGCTGGCAACTTGCTCTTTTAACGCTAATTTTTTTCTACGTATATCTCTTTCATCGTCCATGTCTTCATCAAAAGAGAACGTGTCTTCCATAAGGAAGTTAATTTCTTCTGTATTTAAATGAGGTTTTGTTTGTTTATAATATTCATATAATAAATCGTTATCTTTTAACTTACTATAATCTTGATTAAGTCTTACATAGTCATTTAAATCTCCACCAGTTTCTTCCATAAAATCCATTAGTTTTTGGATATTTTCAGGGATTGGTTTTCCAGTAGCTTCTGCTGCAGCAACAGCTTCTTCAACTTGTTCTTCTAATTCTTCAGCTGTTTCTTCTACTTCTTCATCTGTAACCTCTTCTAGAATAGGTGTTTCAGTATCTTCTTTTGTAGACTCGTCAGTAACCTCTTCTTTATTAGTCGTTTCTTCAACAACCTCCTTTTGAACATCCTCGGTTTCTTTGTTATCAACTGGCTGTTCATCTTCTTTTTCTTTTGGTGGTTTGTTTAAGTCTACTTTTATTACGCTATCATCTCCAGCGCTATCAAATTTTGTTTCATCAACCTGTTCAGTCGATTCTTCTGTAGTCTCTTCAACTACTTGTTCATCTTTTTCTTCCATAATATAATATAATAATAATTAATAAAAAGTTTATCTAGGTTCAAATGCTCCTAAATCAAATCCGCCACCTAGTGTATCATTACCTGCGGATTCAAAGTTTTTGGGTGGTTTCCCACTATTTCTTTGTTCAATCATTTCTGATTGCTGTGTTGCTTGTATCTTTGTTCTTTCATCTTTTCTATCCTCCTTCTGTCTCTCTCTTTCTTTTACCCCATCAACTTCAATTCCTTTAAGTTGCATGTTATACTGAAACTCTAATTCCATCAACTCTTTCTTGTGCATAACTTCTTGTTGCATTTTTTGAGAGTCAATTTGAGCCTTCATTTGTTCAAGTTGCGTTTCAGATTGCATCATCGCTTGATTTTTTTGCATTTCTACTTGAGCAGCAGCTTGAGCTGCTTGTGTGTTAGATTCTGTTTGCGCTTGGATATTTTCTAATTGTAACTGTCGATCTCTTTCTTGTTTTTTCTTTCTACGTATCTTTAGTAGTTGATTAGCAAGTTTAATGTTTTTAATTTCCCTAAGATCAATAGCATCTTCAAGTTCAATATTTTGTTGTTGTAGCGCCATTTGAATGTTATTTTCTAACATTTGTTTCTCTTCTTCATCTGGTTGTAACTCAATAAATATGCCAAAATCATAAAGATGCAAATTTTGCATTTCTTCTAATGTAGCTACATTATGTGCTCCAATAGCTTGAATAAACGCATCTTTAGTTGGAGAATATTCTATTATATCAGATATTCTAAGCGATAAACATTCCGCCACTTCAGCTGTTAAAAATAATCCAGCTTGTAGAATATGTCTTGTCGCTGTATTTGAATTTGCTGCGGCCATTTTTTGTATACCTACTAAAGCGTTTTTATCTGGCGTACTACCATCTCTAGCTTCATTTAACCCGGTAACATCTCTAATCATTTGTAGATAATAATTATATGTACCAATTAAACTTTGCATTTTTTGTCCTCCAGATCCTGATTGTATTTCTTGAATAGGTACTTTTCCAGGGTTCATATCACCTTCAGAAGTAAAACTTCTACCGATTACAGAACCAGTTTGGAAAAACATGTTTAACGCTTCTTGAGGATTATAATTTGTTCCGTTACCTAAATCAATCTCAGCTAAACCATCTGCATCCAAATAAACACCATCTGGTGTTAATCTAGACATTACTTGCTGTAATTTCAAGTGTGTTAACTGAATCATATCAGCAAACCCGGTAATTCTACCAACTAATGATTCTATTTTACCATTATACATTCTAGGAGCTACAATAGCATAATTCATTTTAACTTTGGTATAATCGCTTTTAGGACGCATCATATTCTTTGCCATTCCCCACTTAAGTATTCTGTCTGTTCCAAGAATCTTTGCTCCGTCATACAAACATTCTATAGATTTTGATAATTTAGAATATCCACCTTCCATATTTTTAGGTGGATTAAATTTATCATCTTTAGGTATGATTTTATTAGCGCCAGTACCAGTTTGTTTTACTTTATAGACTTCGTTCATATAAGTTTTATAATTAAAATATAAAACTTGAATTGTGTTATTGTCTTCCTTATCTACAGAATATCTTGTGCTATTATTATTTCTATTAAATGACTTATTCTTCATTATATCTTCAAGTTCTTCTTGAGATAAATCAGGAAACTGCTTAACTAATTCATTTACTGGAATTGATTTTACTTCTCCAACATAATATATATCATCAAAATAAGGAGAGTCAGTATAAGAATAAACTAAATTAGCTGGATCAACATAATCTATTACGACGCCTTCTGATGTATTAAATGATGATTTTACCGCTCCAATACCTAAAACCGTAAGATCATAATAAAATCGTTTTTTAGTTAGTTCATATTTATTACCTTCAAATAAAACGTTTAACGCCTGTTCTTCTGCTAACTCCACAGATTGCTTGTAAGTTAATTGCATGTGGATACCTAACTCCTCATCTGATTCTGGTAATTCCTCTACTTCACTTTCTCTTGTGTCTACACCAAGATTCTCTACAGCAAAATTATTAAACTCTTTATACTTCATGTCATTAAGTACAGATTCCATGTACTTAGTTCTTTTTTCTACACCGTATGGATCTTGAGAGTATGCTTTTATATCATATGTTCTTTCTGCAATTCCGTTAACCACTATATCCACAAATTTAGAAATAATTGGAACTGGTTTCCAATCTAAATTAAGATAGGACAAATCACCATTTATTGATAACTCATCCTTATATTTTTGAATAGATTGTTCGCCTCTAGCGTACAATCGTAATTTATGAAAATTGTTATAGTTAGCTTTATACCTATTAAGACTTCTATCGTTATTAAACCACTCGGTTTCGATAGCTTTAGCAACTTTTAAACCATATTCTTCGCTAAGCTTTTCAGCATCACTTACTGTTTGACTTGGAAAATAACTTTTAATGCCAGACTCTGCCATATTTATTTTTTGATTATTTTAGACATACTACCCTTATTCTCATATTTAGAAACGTGTATGTTTAATTTCGGTTTTTCTATTTTTGCGTTTGGAGCATATAAATGCCTATTATTTGCCATGATAGCTAAACCTGAACTAATAGACGCATCAAACTTTGTACGTTTATTTATATCAAATCTAGACCAATCATTTAATAGTTCATTAAAATATAAGTCTCCAAATGTTCCATCTTGCTTCATGCCTACGTGATCTTGTATATACATTTCAATCGCTGCGGCATGTGCTTGTTTTATATCTTCACTAGAGTTAGGAATTCCCCCAACTTCTTTTTCTGCTACAGATAATTTGTTCCATATCTTATCCGGCCTGTTCATGCTAAATCCTCTATAACCTCTTCTTCTAAGATAATAAAGTAATCTAGGTTTATTATTCTCTGCAAGTATTGGCATTCCATAAAATACTAGTGCCATTAAAACATCTTCAAAGAATATTTCAGCCGTAGGTGGTCTTGATAGGTATTCTAAAAAGAAGCTGTTCGCAGGAGCGTCCTCCATACTAAACCTGGTTAAGCCGTGTAATGCTCCTTTAGAACCTTGTCCATCTACGGTTCCTGATATATCATAAGAGTCACAACCAAATGCTCCCATGTGTTCATTACCAGGATATTTTACACCATTTTTAAGTACCACCTTATTTTGTAATCCAGTCTTTGGAACCCAACTAACTTTAAATCTACCATTTTGATCTGGATAAAATATAACTTGTGAATCTTTTACCCCGTTAACCCATTGGAAATTACCTTTTGTAACCCCAAGGGTTCTTGACATTTCTTCATTGTAGTCTATCTGTTCATATATCTTAACTAAATTGAAGATACTTCCTTTCGCTTCATCTCTAAACGCGTGTTCAGTAGTTTTTGGAAATTGTCTATAAAATTCATTTAAAGCATCATGATCACCTTTTAAACCATCAGCTTCGTTTTGCCAATGCTCTATAATGCCTACGTCTATTAATTCACCATCTGGACCGAACACATCGACGTCTGGTGTATCAAAAACTGGAATTCCGTGCTCATCAATAAATCCTTCGTAGTTCCACTCCATTGGGATAAACAGAGAATATAAACCAGACTTTGTTTGGCCATTTCTATTTCTCTTTGTGACATCTGACGCGTTATATAATTTCTTAAAATTGTCTCCACCTTTGTCTAATGCGTTTGAAGTTGAGCCCATCATACATTTACCAATAATCCTACTACCTAATCGTAAACATGTTTTTGTAACTCTCCAATTATTTAATATATTATCGGGTCTTTCCCATTTACCACTCTCATCATGTACTAATAGATTTAGTTTTTCACCGTCATAACTATTATCTCCAGTATTTTTCCAATCAATAGTTGTATCTAATCCTTGTATGTCTTCTAGTTTTTCGTTAGCTGTAATTTTCTTTCTAGTAAATTTACTTGCTGGTACTCTATATGCTAATTCTGTTTTAGGTCGATCCATACCATCTTGGATAGGTTTAAAAAAGAATGGGTAATTAATACTTATAGGAACTACCTTGTCAGTAAACATCTTCTTAGCATCTGCACCTGTTTTAGAAAGTACTCCATATCTACTATCAGTTGCTAATGTAGCTAGATTAACTGCTTCAGCCGAAGACATAAAAGAAAATCCAGATCGTCTATTTTTTAAATAGCATATACCATAACATCTTTTATCTGCTTTACATGCCTCCCAAAATATATAAAACAGTCTATTTGCTTCTCTAAAATCTGGAGCGCCAACATCAATCTTACTCCATTGTAAGTACATATAATGCGTACCTACTATATAGGTTGGTTTACCGTTATTCATAAACCAAAATCCCTCATCTCTTCGCTTAAATTCTTCGTCTATATAATCGAACCATCTATCTTTTTGTTCGTCTGGATAGTTTCTCCAATCAAATATATTTTTTATCCTATTTAATTCTTTAGGATATTCTTCTTTTACCCATTTTCCTTGTCCACTGTCGCGCACTCGCATTCGCACTGGTTCCAACGGCAAACCAATTCGCAAATTTTGGATTTCATATATTTCCCCAATTTTTCCAGTTTTTGATATAACGATGATATCATGTTCTTTATTGTATCCATATTTCCATTTTTTACCTTTATTCATACGACTTATAGTCGTGCGTTTTATAGGTTCAATTATTTTAACTAAACTTTGCTCGTACATTATTTAGATCTACCTTCAGCGAATCCTTTAAAAACTTGTTCTTTCTTTTCTTTTGGTTCTTTTCCTTCCAAAAGATTTTCTTCTTCTTGGATTCTAGTTAGTATTTCAAACGCATCAAATATAGCTAGCTTTTTAGTAGCTGCAGCGTTCTTTAATCTGTCTGCTGATATATCGTCATCTGAATCTACAATTGGTTCCTTAGCGACTTTAATCAGTTCTTCAACTGCTTTTTGCCCAGCTTGGATTATATTCTTCTTCGTCTCCTTGATATTCATATTTGATCGTGATAAAATTAGATAAAACTCTATATAATCGTTCTTCGTCGATTATAAACTCATATTCACTACTTGGCTTAAAACCAACTAACTCGTTAACCTTAACAGTACCATCTGAATATTTGACGATACCTATTAAAGGTCTTTCTATATTCACGTTAAGTGGGTCATCTATTTCTTTTAAGGGTTTTATAAAACAAAATCCTTTTGGAGCATTCCACTCACCGTTTCTTTTATATAGAAATATTTGGTCCTGAGTTATTAAGTAAGTAGACTCATTAAAGTAACTCCTACTATTTTTCTCTATACCTTTTACGTTATGCCACCTACGAAACACATTGTGATGTACTATTACCTCATCTCCAGTTTTAATATCTGTATCACCAACTATAGGGGTTGATATAACTTTTGCAACTCTATTTACAAATTGATGATTGTAAATCTCAGTGTTTAATATAAGATCACCACCTTCAACTTTTTTAGTATTGTTATATCTATCTCCAATTGGCGTTACAACAAAGTTGTAAACACTTTTCATTAGTATTCTAGATTATACTCTACAGATACCGCCATATTTTTGTTAAAGTCTTTCCATGGTAAGACATCTTTATCTTTTCTAATATAAACAGAAAACTTATCATCTTCTTCTATTATATCACATATTTTATGTCCACCATATACTTCTTGACCAACAGCGTAATGCATGGCGTCGTTTTTATAATCTTTACCTACACTAATCTTTCTTATCAGTTTCGCCATTGTCTGGGGGATAATTTATACTACCATCTTGGATGTTCACATCAACAGTGCCATACTCTTCTTTAAATTCAGTTTGTAATTCAGCGAGTCCATCTTTTATACTAGCGACATTGTGTAATATTTCGTGTTTTCGAGTCTCTAATTGACCGAGTTCCATTTGTGCCCTATTAAGATTGCTTACTGTCTCTTGAACTTTCTTTAGTTGCTCATCAGTTATTTTCTCTGCTTTCGGAGTTAAGTCTACTACTTTCTCCGCTTTCGGTGTTTTTCTTTTTGCCATTTTATTTAATTTAAGTTAATTTAATTTGTTTTTATTTTTCGAATGATAATACCAATGTTATTGGACTACCGTTATATACTTTTTTATCATTACTGCTTGCGTTTGATAGATTACTCTCCATTGTTATTTGTGTTGCTGAATCTACACTTTTAACTGTTCCAAGTAGAAGATTATCTTCATCATATAATACATCTCCTGGGGCAACTGCAAGTCTAGCGTCGATAGTAGCCACGGTTAATGTAGGACTAGTAGTAACCATTGTACCGTTTATATCTAAAGTAGATTCCCAGTTATGAGTAGCTTTTGCTATCAAAGCACAATATAATTTGTCATATCCAACGTTTGATCCACTATCAGGCTCTCCTTGTAGTACCATATTCCCTGGAAAAGGATTAACAAAACGACCTGTATCACCAAAATCAGTTTCTCCTTCAGGTATACTTAATACATTTAAGTATACCAAGTCTCCGTCATTACTCATTAAAGAAGCGTCTATATATGTTTTACCTTGTATATTGTTAAACCAGGGTGGTGATCCTGCTGCTGGGGCACCTACAGCACCCGCTACAGAGCCTAATGACGTTGGTGCTGTTCCATCAACATCTCCTTTAGCCCAAATGATTTCAAAATCAGTTGGAGTAACATCTGCACCATCTTTTCCTCTGTACAAAACTGTTATCCCTATTAATCTAGCTGCACCTTTTGGTATTTCAAATTCTGTCCAATCGGCTAATATTTGTGCGTCTGTTATATTACCGTCATGTTGCTCGTCTGGATCTATATAAGGTTTTGCTGTTACGTTAAAATATTTTCCCATAATTTTATTTTTTTACTTTTTCTAATGATCGTCCACCAAAATAGGCACCGATCACGGTTATTAATACTAATTGTAATAAATCTGTCCATTTATCTTGTACCTTAAAAGAGATAGCTCCAGCATCGATAAATATCAATAATACTGTAGATACAACTAAAAATACTAATACTAGTGGACGTATATTTTTACTAAGCCATGAATCAGATTGCATATCCATTTTCCATCGCTCAGTAATATTCTTTTCCATCTCTATTTCATAACTAGAGACGAGTTCTTTAACTTTTTGTTCTGCTTCAAGTTTTTCTTCTTTCGATGTATGTAAGTTGTCTATTACTC